AATGTATCGCCATCTGGAAAATCACTCAACCAGTCAACATATTTCATACCTTGCAGTTCGTCACGCAAGATTTCTTTAAGTTCGGCGGACCAAACTTCTGCACGTTTAGCAAGTGCTAGGGTTGCTACTGTATTACCAGCCATTTTAGTATTCCTTTATTTGTAGAATGAACCACCCAAGCGATCAGCATCAGCCATCATCGCTCGTTGGGTAGAAGGTTTGTAGTAAAGTGAAGAGTTTTCTCTTCGAAGATTTTGATAGTAGCCAAAGTCTTTTTCAGAGGATGCTTGCATTGTAGAACCTTCAGTACGAATGCTCCCTTGAATCACTGGAGAACGTCTAGGTGCTGGTTGTCCAAGCAACTGCATGAAAGCAGTAGGTGACTTAGAAGCCATACCCTGTAGTTCCGATAGTGATAACCCTAGTTCAGCAGCCTTTTGCTGTACTGTAGCAGAAGCTTCTGTACCGTAGGTCTTTTCAAGTTCTGCTTCTACGATAGCAATGTTATTCTTAGTAACACTTTGTTGCTCTCGCTTCATCAGGGTCTGTTCAACTAGGCTCTCAATGTTTGCTTCACTCGAAGTTGGCTGGGTGTTAGCTTGATTCGACGTGCCACCGTTATTATTATTAGAGCCTGAAAGTTCGGAGGTGGAGTCCGAGGCCATTTCTTTCAGGTGGTCATTCACACCAAGTCGATAAGCAGTCTTCTCTAGGTCAGCCTTTAGTGTAGCATTCTCTTGTTTCATCTGTTCGATGAACTTGTCTGCTTCAAGCTTTCCCTTTGCTAGTGCTTCGACATCGTTGAACTTACGACCTTCTCCTACAAGATCACCTACAATAGAAGGAGTGGTCACCCCTTCAAAAGATGTTTCTTGTTCACTCTGTGTTGCGGGGGTCACCTGCTCCTCAGAAAATACACTCATTGTTAATCCTTGTCTAAGTTAATAAGGTCCAACACAGTGGTCACTGCTCGATTGAACCCGTTACGATCTGCTTGCTTATATGCCCACGAGGGTGAGTCATAGTCTGCGGCAGGGGTAGTATCCTTTAGCATTGGCTCTAGGATTTCTTTAAGACGGTCTAGGCTTTCTCTATTAGATTGGAGAACCTGGTTTACTGCCTCTTTTTCTTTCTTGGTTTTACAGTCTTTGAACCAAGCAGTTTTCATTCTACAGGTTCCTCAGTAACTTCCTCAAGAGCTTCCTCAGTAGCTTGCTCAGGGGCTGCTTGGAGTTCTTGCATACCCTGCTCTGCCATCTCTTCTTGCTCTGCCTCAAACTCGACCTGTGCGTCTGTGACGACCTTTTGAGTTTCAAGCTGTTCGGCTACTGCAATGTTCTCACCAAACAAGGCTGGTTCACCTAGTTCATCTGCTAACAAACGAGCAAACTCTTTACCTGACAAGTGAGAAGCAACAGAAGGATCAGATGCTTTGATCTGGAACATAGTAGTGAGGGTCTGTACACGTTGAGCACGTTCAGCAAAGTGACGAGCACCCATTGGTATAATCTTACCATTTGAACGTAGATCATCACGAGTGATCTGTGTAAAGAAGTACAGGCCTGTGTCCTCGTTCAAGACCTTAGCTGTGTCTTCGTAGTCCATGTTACGACGAGCTACTTCAAGCATTGCGTTCAGGATAGGTTCAAGGAACACACGTTCAAAGTGGGCAGTCTTGTGTTGGAAGATACGACCAGCAGCAGTCATCAACTGGTTAACCTCAAAGGCTGTCTTCTCACCAGCACTACGGATACCCATAGCCTCACGGGGAGCACCAGCCATCATCTCCATCTTAGCTTCTAGGTTTTGAATCTGGAAGTCAGCATTAAGAGCAGTAGCATCAGGTACAAGGTAGCCTACGTCACCTTCATCACCTAGATAAATACGAGCATTAGGCTCAAAGTCGAAGTCTTCTACATCGCCTCTAATCTTTAAGACAGGGTAAGCAATCTGATCAAAGACATCAGCCTTCAGGTTTTCTAGGTGGTCGATGCGGTACTGCATACCAACGAGGTTGTCTAGCGGCCCCATGCTGTACAAGTTGTCAGGACGATCTCTCCAACCTACGTGGAAGATAGGATCACGGCCAAGGAAGCTAGGGTTTTCTTCGTTAGCTAGAACATAAGAACGATCTACGATAGTAATGACACGGTTGTTCATAAACTTACCAGTGTCTGTATCGTAGATGTCACCATAGAAGGTAAGGATTTCTACATAGTCTGATTCGTAGTAGTCAGTCAGGTTAGAGAAACCATCAGCTACAAAGCCCTCAGACTTGTTCACATCAATCTCGTTACCCTTAGCTGCACCACGGTTACCAAGCATCTTATTAAAGACGCCTTCCATGTAAGTTTTATCTGGTGATGTTTCGACCATACGTTGTACTTCACCCAAGGTAAGGATGGAACGAATGATCTTAGGAGTATCAGCAAACTCAGCAGCTATTGGGTTAAAGCAAATATCGTAAGGAGAGATACGAACAAGTTTAGGACCAACATAGTTTACTATACGTTCACCATCTTCAAACTCTGTGATCTTACGTTGATAGTCTACCGTAGCAAAACAGTTCCCGTATTGAATGTAGTCATTGATAAGTTTACTTGTTGTGTTAACAAAGTCAGACTGACGTAGTTTGTTCTGCATGTACGCCTGGATGATATCACGTTTAATTTTAACATCACCAGCAGCATCAGTAGCTTCAAAACGAAACCATCTTTTCTGGGGAAACAAAGCAGAAAAGTAGTTTGCGTGAAGGTTGTCAGCAATCTGTGTAAGTTTAGGTGTAGTGGTTGAGTTAGACCACGGCAACTTGTTGTTGCTCGTAGTTCGAGTATCTGTGGCGTACACGTAGTTGCGTAGCTCTTTCCACTCTTTTACTTTCTCAGAACGGGCATTGTTCCAAGAAGTCCAACGGCTAGAGATATCCACGGCTAGGGTGTGAGGATCAATAACGCCTTCAATGTCAATAGTTGTACCAGCCATTGTGACTCCTAGTCATAGCTTATGTTGTAATAATATAACATTTTAGTTTCTTTGTCAAGTGCTAAAATGCAACACCACCAAATTTAGGGTGAAATACTACATTATTATCTTGATTTCTTTGTCTTCTAAGTGAACTACTAGGCTTGACTGCTACTTCTACAGCGGCTGCTAGACAGTCTTTACAGTCATCGTGTGCGGGATTATAGGATACTAACTCTTCTTCTAAGACCTGACAGTTACCACCACGATAATGGAACATCTGAAGGTTGTCGTAACGAGGTTCAAGGATAGCTGCGATACGTTCTTCCTTAGAACCTTGGTGTCTGTTAGGTCTGTACTCATCAATCTTTAAAGCAAGACCGTTAGGTTTTATGTAGTTATCTTTTAGTTCTGAAACGATAGCTGACTGAGCAGCAGTACATTCAGCCCGTAGCTTTCTAAAATCCCAACGGTTTAGTAAGTCTAAGATGTGTTTAAAGTACTCAGAAATCTTATCTGTTTTAAAACGATCAATGTCTAAAACATAAACATTATTTTCAGAATCAACTCCGATGACAATAACGGCTGTGTAGTCTGCACGTTTACTGACAGAGTATGCGAAGTCCACAGCTGCACTAACATTTAATTTGTTACCTTTGTATAGCCATTGTCCTGATTCTCTAACAAGATGTTTCTTATCGTAGTACTGAAATCTGTCGTAGGCTATAGGTTGACTGTCAGGGTCCGTAGGATCGTTGTAGTACTGAGCACGAAACTGAACACGGTCTAGGTACTGTCCACGTTTCTTAGCTAAGATTTTAATATCAAAACCAAAGAGCTTACCATCACTACGAGTTTGACGAGGCCACAAGAAATCTCCTGTACCATCCCCGCCAGCCTCTACTGCTCTTTCCATAACTTCGTAGATGTTAGCTTTACCTACAAGTTCATCTTTGTCTGAGTACAAGTCCTCTTCCATACCCATCAAATCTGAGTACAAGTCTTTAGGGTGATACCGTGTACCTACGACCCACTCTCTTGCTTCACTACCTTCGATAGAAGAGAGGAGAGAGTATTGCGACTTAACTTTATTACGGCCTTCATTCGTGTAAGCATTCTCGAAAACAACAACATCGTCCAGTACGGCAATGTCACAGTGCATACCTGTAAGTGAAGTAGTAAGGCCACCAGTAAAGATCGAAGGGTCACGGATAGCTTCTTTCTTACGGTCTGGGTGATCAAGAGCAATCTCTGATGTAGTCCATTTTTCACGTTTACTCTCGTCCTTGTTTAAGTGTTGAGGCCAGTACTTCTGATGAATGTCTGACTCAAAGATGTTCTTGATAAACGATAGCTGTTTCTGAGCCAGGTTAGATGTAGCTGAGATGTACAACACACGTAGTGTAGGGTTCTTAGTTAACTCCCAAGCAACCCTGTAGGCAACCATAGCTGACTTACCGTGGTCCCGTGGAAACAAGAGAA